TGGCCGCCTGCAGAGGAGTATCACTCGCGTTAAACACCACGGTGTTCTCAGCCTGATTTTCCAAAGCGTGCTTACCAAACCGAATTTTGGTGGATCTTTCTACCGTCGGTAAGTTTTTGACCATAGTTACTATAGTCTGGTATTTTTAATTGGCATATAAAAGTCCCGCCATGCCGTTCTCTATGCGTAGGATGTTGTAATTGACGGCGTATATAGGGTGATTGATGGGCATGCTGTCGCTCGCGATCTTGACACTGTCGAGTCGAGAAAAATTTAGAGTTCCCGTAGGCTGCAGTGATGACGTGCTGAGACAAAAGCAGTACAGGAAGAAATCGGGTGATGTCACGAAATTCGTGTGGTAATAGTTTTGAACATCGATGAAATGCGGCTTCCCCCATCGCGGCGTACACAGATCGAGACCGTTGATGGTGATCTTCACCCTGTTCGTGGGACTCGTGAGTGCACCGTCGGTCGTCGTGTCCGAAGAGGCGATATATTTCACGGGGTGGGAAAAGTAAAGTTCCTGTGTGGTATGGTTCGACGGAATGTTCTTTTGAACCTGGGTGATTAACAGATCATGCTTTCGCGAGGCTATGGCGCCGCGTTCGCTGTTGTCGAGGTAATAGTAATTGGCGAACATCTCGACGTTATAGTTCGAAGCTTCGCTCGCCCAGTGAATTCGTACCTCGACGTTATGATAGTTCAAGGCGACTAAGGGAAGAGCGCACTGCGGGCCCTCACAAAAGAAGAATCGGAGGGGATAAAAATACGAGCGCGCGGACACGCCGGGGTGCGTCCCGTTCGCACTCTTACTCACGTTCTGCGCGAACGTATCGATGGCGATCTTTTCGGTGAAGATGGCATCTTGCGAGTCGATCACGGCCCCGCCTATGAGCAATTCCACCTTATCGATGATAGTGTCCCAACGTTGCGTGTCCAACGCTTGCGTGGTATCGTCCAGTGTGAGGTAGCAGTACCCCAGAAGGTCGCCCGAACGTTCGAACTGGACGCTCGACATTGAATTGTTTTTCACAGCTCCATAGATTGTTTGCTTTTCGATGGACTGGGAAAAATTCGAGTGTCGTTTGAAAGTGCTCGAGAAGAACGAGATCTCGGGTTTCCCCATGATGAACTGGTCCTGAGCACCTATGGCGATGAGCTGGGTGATTCCGGCTGACATCGTTACTACTAGTATGTGAGAAAATTACAGATTGCCTTTAAGACACATGAACTTGACGATGAGATAGTTCGGGGTACCCGCCGCGTTGGGTAAGATTCCATCACCGTCTTGATTCATGATATTCACGGTGAACTTATCAACCTTCCTCAGTGGGTTTATGTATTGCGTGCTGACGTCGTAATCACCCTTAAAGTTGGTGATATGATCAGTACCCGCGATTTCCGATATGGTAGATGCTGTGGAGCTTCCCATGCCCCATCCGTGTACCACACAATAATAATAGAAACTGGACGGTGCATCCTCGGGCACTGTGTACGTCACCTGAGACCCATAGTTACCGGGTGCATTCGCCGGGGTGGCGTAGTTTCCACTACCGTCATAACCGTAATTATCCGTGACTCCGTTGGTAAACGTACCCGACCCGTTCGCAGTGGAAAATGCGAGAGGGTGGCCGCTGTTGGAGCTGTGGGATAGATTGAACACGTAGGTGTTCCCGCGCTGGAGCGAAAGGACTGGCCTGTCGACACCGTCGATATGGTATCTATTATAACCGTCGACAGATGCTACCGTCACCACGAATGTGGTAGTAGAGACGCCGGGCACCGCGGTGACATCGGAAGTCAAGCTCGCGAAAACACCTTTAATCTTTCCAATAGTTCCGGCGCCGTTGAGCACGGGGGTCGCCCTGTCGTTGAAGTTCGAATCGAGTTCATCGATACTGATGTAAGTGTGTTGGTTAGACGTCTGGGTGTGAATATGCGAGGCCAAGAGTTTCGCCTCGACGACGTTCTTGAGTGGAATTTCCAGGTGGCTGGTGAAGTTGTTCGCAGCCGCCTGACCATTGGAGTCGATGGTGATGGTGTGGTACTCGTAATTGAGATCGGGAACCATGTTACTATACGCTTAGATTAAAGATCCACCGATACCCCCGGAGATGGAGTAGCCGGCGTGGTCGGCGACGAGACCCTGCGCGCCGCAGAGACCGCCCGGGGTCAGAGACTTGCTGTAGGGGCTGCCGTTAGGAGCGCCGGCGACACACTCCTCGCTGTGGTCGAGATCGAAGAGGGATCCCTGGCTCACGGCGTTGATGGTGATCGGCCTGGGCTGGTACCCGGAGGACCTACCCTGGAGGACGGTCAGGACACAGATGAGACTGAAGAGGACGGCCATGTACATGAGCGCGCCGCGGTTGGTCTTGTTGAGTTTGAGGAACATATTTACTATACGTCAACAAAAAAAGTGCGTTAAAGAGAAACGTAATAATTATTACTAGAGGGTAGAGATGGACGACATCACCCTGGACCGCGGACGTACCAACGTGATGAAACTCGACGACGACGAACAGGCTCTGTACGATGAGATCGAAATTTCCGTACCTCGCACCAAACCCGTCCCGCGCCCGCAGAAGAGCGCGTTCGGTACCCGCCCTCCTTCACAGCACCAGGAGGCGATGGATGCCTTCGTGAACCCTGATAAGCAGTCCGTTCCTAATGCAGCACATGCCATGCAAAACGAAGAAATCGATTACGGTGATGAGGAAGATGAGATGGATTTCGACGACGACGACGGTCCTGGTATGCGATCAGAGGAACAGAAACCCACTCAGGGGTACACCTCCATCGACGAGGAGAAGAGCGATCTCCTGAACAAGTTAGCCAGGCTGGAGAAGAAGGGGTTCACTGTCAACAAGAGGCTCAACGCGTACTCGAACGTCGAGGAGCTCCGGGCTGAGGTCAAGCGAATTACCTACAGCATCGATGTCGAGCAATCGATTCGATTCTCGCGACGTATGTTGGTGGCCTGTGTCACCGGTCTGGAATTTTTGAATAAACGGTACAACCCTTTCGAGGTTCAACTCGAAGGTTGGTCCGAATCCGTCATGGAGAACGTTGATGACTACGATTCGGTCTTCGAGGAGTTGTACGTCAAGTACCGCTCGAAGGTCAGCGTCGCCCCCGAGGTGAAGCTGATCATGATGCTCGGTGGCTCGGCGATGATGTTTCATTTGACGAACAGCATGTTCAAGACTGCGATCCCGAACATGAACGATGTTTTGAAGCAAAATCCGGAACTCGTGAAGAATATGATGAGTGCTGTTCAAAATACGGCACCGAGGAACCCCGACGAGTCGTTCATGGAACCCCCGGTGGGCGGTACGGGCAACTACGAGATGCAGGGTCCCGGACTCGATATTGCCAGCTTGATGGGCGGGATTTCTATGCCGCCTCCTATGCCCATGAACTCGAACCTGAACGCCGGCGGGAGCCGACCGCCCCCGATCGACGAGGATGACGAGTTGAGCGATATCATGTCTATATCAGGCGAGAGCACAGGAGGTGAGATCAAGGAGGTGAACGTCGAGGGGTCCAAACCCAAAAGGCGTCGCAAGACGACTGCCAAAAAGAATGAAATTAATTTGTAATGTAATGATATAATGATAGCGTACTGTCCGCTGGAGGACCTCGAACCTCCTCCGCAGCGGCGGCCCGAGGTGGCCGTAGCTCCTTCCCAGAAACCGCAGCCCGAGAAAGCAGATGAGGATACAGAGTTGAACTATGTGATCCTGGCCTTCATCGTAGGTGTGGTCATGTTAGCTGTTTCGGACTCAATGAAGAAGTAATCCAATATCTACCTGAGGGTCATCCCCGATGGTAAATAATGTGGGTACATAGTAAATGATGTCAACGAATAAGAAAAAGGCAAAGGCTGCGACGAAGATTCAGTCGGTGTACAGGGGCGGCCGCAACCGTAAAAAAATCGTCAAGAATTTGAACACAAACGGCACGCGGCTGTCTAAGGCGGTACTGGTGGCTAAAAAGAAACCCATTTACGAGAACTTTTTCCTTAATCTTTTTATTAACAAGTCTAAACGTTGATGAAACACTTACCTCTCGGGAACTCATCTTTCTTCTCCTCGGTGATTTTACCGTTGCCATGAATTTTGAACCCGCCTTGCCGGTACACTTTGACGCGTTTGTAGTACATTGCACTGAAAACGCTCCACGGATCGTTTATATCGTAGATGTGCGGGTTGTTCTTTTTGCCAACTGTTTCACGCATGATACGCCCGATCGATTGGACGATATCGGATTTCGGGCTGGCGAGAATGACGGTATCGAGTGTGGGGATATCCAACCCTTCGTGCGCTTGGCTAAACGTCGCGAAGATAATCTTCTTCTTCGACGATTCCTGGAGCGCCTTCTCCTTCATGCCCCCCATGTACAGACCAGAAGTCGTGGGAAAACACTGGTGGAGCATTTCGCAGTGAAGTCGTCGGTCGCTCAGGACGAGTAATTGTCTCGACCCCGCCGACGCCTTTTTTACCAGTTCCACTAACATTTTGTTCCGCGATCTATCTTCGACGAGAAGGGTGATCATGTTCGGCATCGATATCTTACCGTTTCGCATACTGGGCGGTGGATTTTTATAATTCGGCGAATCGAACGTGACTGGAAACACTTCGACCTGTTCCTGATTTTTACGCTCGACGGCGAAAAACGTCGGGCCCATAAACCAGTGCAAAACTTTCGTGAGTCCGTCTTTCCGCTCGGGGGTAGCCGAGAGACCGAATATGTGGCGTGGGCACATTTTGAATAGCGATTGGCTGAACACCTTGGCACAAATGTGGTGCGCTTCGTCGACTATGACCGTGCCGACCGAATCGAAATCGTCGAATGAGTATTCTTTGAGAGACAGAGATTGAAGCATGGCGATCACAAAGTCGCAGCCTTCAACCTCCTTCTTATTCTGTTGGACGACACCTATGGTCGCGCCGGGACAAAACTGCTGAATACGCTCACGCCATTGATCCGCGAGAAACTGTTTGTGCACGACGATCATCGTGCGGTAGCCGAGTTTACAGGCTATGGCCAGGGATACAGTCGTCTTGCCGAACCCACACGGTAAAGAAAGGACGCCGCTGCCTGCTTTAATCGCTGCTGCGAAGGCTTCGTTTTGGTGGGTGGCGTCTCGCAATTTTCCTGTGAACTTGGCTGTGCTTTTCGCAGGTTCGGGTCTTTTGTCGATTTTGGCAGGCCCCATTTTATCGATTCCGAAGAATCTTGGAGCGCAGATTCCGTCCTTAGTTCCTCGGAAAACCTTAAAAGGCGGTGGAGGAAACCCATAGTCCGTGTTGACCACGGGTCTTACAGTCAGCTCTTTTTTTAAACCGCCGAGGACCACGACCGCCTGGTGCGGAACCTTGCTCAGTTCGGTGCGAGATATCAAGTACCCAGTCCTTGTCAGTGTACCCATATGGTTTACCTAGTTAAAGACTACAAACTTTAACTACGTAAATGCCCACCGTGAACATCGACGAAAACATTAAGAAGGTCACCCAGACCATCGAGCAGATGACCCAGGAGATATTCAGGCTTCAGGGTATGCTCCAGACCTTCCGCGACTTTAAAAAGGGGGGCCTGGAGACGATCGAACTCCCCCGTGATCCAACTCAGGCCTCCGACGAGGAGCTCGAGAAGATCGAGGATGACAGCACCCAGGAGAAACCCGAGTGATTCTCCACATTCCAAGCCCCCTTGAAATCGACGACAACCTCGATCTCGTCCCCCCTTACTAGAGACTGAATGGGGCGTCCCTCGACGCTGCACATCACTCTCCTGTAACGGAACGGAATTTTTACCCTGAGCACTCGACCCTGCAAGGGGTCGTCCACGTTTACACTTTTTAAAAGGTGCGTACGTTTCATATGCATGTTTTCAATGGTGGCACGGACATTCTCAGGGACTGTAACCCTGAGATACTTCCTATCATTGAAATCATACATCGGTTCGTATACTTCGGCTGAGAACTTCATTGGTTCTTATTACGATATACAAGAATTATTACGAGGAGTGTCACGACGCAGATCGCGAGTACCTGGGAAACGGCGATCGGTTTGAGCGGGCACCGAGTCCCGAAACATTCATGACTGAGCCGCCTGGAAACTTCGACCGCGGCTTCTATGCTCGAGTAGGGTGTGTTGCGGTACGACATCATACCGCAAAGCGCGACTTTGGGGCACAACCCAAAATACGGGACTTGTCCGTTCAGACCCAACACCCCCGAGGATTGGGAAAATTCCCATTTTTCACCGGTCCATTCACTTCCCCACCCGATCCTTATTTCTCGGGGCGGTGGAAGACCGAGCTGGTGAATCACCTCACGTTTGATCACATCCGGTTCACTGGCGAGAATTTCTTTCGTGAGATCGCATAGGACACACGAAACCGTGTTGGTCCCGGGTAAATTGGAAACGAGGATATTCCATTTGGTGGTGGACAGGGTCTCGAGCTCCTCACCGGCGTACACGAACTCGTCGTAATCCAGTAAGACGCATATCGACCCGTACGTCGCGCTTCTGATCTTCTTCTCAGCCAGGGGTCCCCAGTTATCGCCTATGAGTTTGAGTGCGGGGCTGTTGTCTATACACATGAAGAACATCCCGTCGGATACGGACGTCCCATCACTGAAAGATGCTTCGTACCCGTCTTCTCGATACTCCACTTTTTCGAGTTCCGAGCCGAAAATAAAATTTACACCGGCACCGAGAAGTTTTTCCTCCACCGCATCGTTCATGAATTTCCCTGAAACTTTTTGAGTGTAGGGGCTAGAAAAGAGAAGCTGATCACCGGTCTTGATAAATTCGTACGCCGACATGTGTTTCCACGTGACCCCATCGATATTGATCGGTAAGTGTTCGATGATGGATTTACCACCCTCGGATAATTTGTCCTCGAAATAGTCGTGGAGTGAAACCGATTTATATTTTTCAGGTTTGAATGTCACCTTGAAAAATAATTCTAGAATTGCCAGGTAATCTTTCGGCTCAAACTTTTTTATTGCGTATTTGAAAAAGTCCGGTGATATCTTCTGGAAGAGTTCATCCCACTCAAGATCCATTTCCTTGAGAAAAGATTGCGCGTTGACGAACCCTCGGTCAAAAAGTACTCGGTGTGCGTGAATATCACGAACCTCTGTGTCGGGTTCCCACCACGAACCTCCGCAAGACGTTTTACGCTCGTACACGGTGACTTCGTGGTCGGTCGACCTGACGATTTCCCACGCGAGGGATAAACCGGAGGGACCCGCGCCGACGATATGAATCTTCATTCTACTATAGGCTCACAAATTAAATGAAGCCGGTCGTGCGGCGCTCCTCTGGGGTCTTGAGGAGGTACATGACGCTCAGGAAGATGACGGTGGACGCGAGGGCATACTCGATATCCCCCGTCGCGCCGAATGCGATGGCCATGAGGGACACGAGACGGAAGACTTTGTTCCTGAAGAGCTTCTCGAGGCGCTCGGGGATGGCGATCGCGTTGGGTGCGAACAGGCCCTGGTACATGATGATGAGAGAGAACACCAGGGGCTGGGCCTTGATGAAAAGTTCGGTCGGTTTCGTTACTGGACCGAAAAGGTTTTTGATCATACGAACCATTTGTTTATAATGTGTGGAGAAAAAGTTCCTGGGACTTACTTTTTCAAGTCCCTGATGAGATCGTCGATCCCGGTGTAGTACCTACGCAGATCCTTCATGAACCGTTTGTTGTTCTCGAGAACCTCACACTCAACTTTATTAAGATACAACCACGCCAGATTACACTTTGAATACTTGGTCCGCTTCTGGTTCTCGTTGGGTTTCCTGGCGACGAGTTTCTTCGTCTTGGACGCGGACGCGGGGAGGACCTCGACGCGATTGACGAAGGAGAGTGCTTGCATGACCGTATCGGCCAGGTCGTCCTTCTTTTTACTCGCCTTAAAGGTCTCGAGCCAGTGCGCGTTCGTGGGTCCGTCCTTGATGAATTCCTCACACCGTTGGATGGCGACCTTCTTGCGCTTGTTGTATTGCGCTTTCCCTGGACCGACGACGTCCGGGATCTTATGGCGAGCGTCGTAGAGAATCGTTTCAGCCCGGGGGCATTTGATGATGAAATAGCTATGCAGAAAATGCATGACCGAGATCATCTTCTTGTTCCGATCGGGTTGTTTTTCGATCAGTACGGTGTCGGCGGTCAGGACCCACGGTCGAGCGTTGAGGTGGTCTCTCATGGACACGTAGATTCCGTTTTTGGATTCAGGGGGAATGCCGTCCACGTCCCAGTTCTTTACCAAGTTGCCGTTTTTGTCGTCGATGAGACAGAGCGCCAAGTTCCTTATACCAACGTCGATACTGAGGATCATTAGTATAATGAGTGATTGATTTCTTTAATATTTATTTCCGCATCATGGCAGCCATCATGGCGGGATCGGGACCACCGCCACCCTTCGACATCATCATCATCACCATGCCCGCCGCCATCATGGACGAAGAAGAGATCGCGGAAGGGATGAACGGACCGGCCATCGCCGCGCCTAAGCCAGCGCCGATACCCTGCGCGGCACCACCCACACCGGAT